TGTGAATGGTCTCCTCCGTGAAGCTGTCGCGCCTAATAGATTCCTTGCGGGGGGGGGTGGTCATAACGGTAGAACCTCCTGCGCCATTCGCTTGGCTGCAATTTCGCAATACTTTTCTTCGCGTTCTATTAAAACGGCTTGGCGTCCTAAATCTTTTGCCGCTCTGCCTGTGGTTCCTGAACCGGCAAACGGGTCAATAATTGTTTTGGCATCCTCGCCGGCAAATGTCAGCGCCCACGTCATAATTTCCAACGGCTTTTGCGTTGGGTGGAATCGTTGTTCTTTATCTTTTCTCAACATTCCGTGCCATAAATGTGAGCGCATACGAACCGCGTATGAGTAAGAAGTCCAAGCAAGTTCGCAGTCAGCATAATTGTTGTCTCCGTTTTGCTTATCCCAAACCAACCAACAAGGAGAAGGTGGCAAATCATAATAGTTGCCGCCAAAAATAATTTGGTTTTTAGACTTTGCTATTGCTTGTGCGATTAACCAAAATTCAACAATTGAATCATCCCAATTACCAGCGCCGTAATCAGTAGACGCCACTTTTGCTTTGCCGTGTTTTTTGTTCGCCCTTTTATTTTTATCGGCTCCAATCCCATAGGGAGGGTCGGTCAGTAATAAATCAAATTCACCAAGCGCCGGCAGAATTTGCCTGCAATCCCCGTTGTAAATTGTAACCGCTGAATCTTGATAGTAATGGTTCATAACGTCCGCCACTCCATGTCGGCGTAATAATTCCCGCTCTGTTCGTGTTCCGATTTGAGTAGGTGGCCGATTTTAGGCTTAACGACCGTAACTTTCTCTAACCCGGCAATTATCGTATCGGCGTCCACGTTAAAGCCGGCAAAGCGAAGCCAGACTTCCAGGCCACCGCGATTGAAGAAACTGGCCAGCGTCTCGATGTCGGCCGGCCCATCGAATGCCGTCGGCAGCTTGTAATTGCTGCTGTTCCGATAATATCCCTGTATCATGTCACCATTCACTTCTCCGCTCCTGTCAATGAAGCCAATCCGCCTGGCCAGCCTCCAATCGCGTACAGCCTGCTCGATGACCGCCCCGACAAAGTAGAGGCAAGCCAGGTCTTGCGGGCTGTCTGCTGCTTCATTCAAAAGCGTTAATTGCTATGCACCTATCCCAACCGCTGCCAAGGTCGTCCACAATGCACGTCGGTTTGGGTACGATTGCCACGAATAAATCCTCAATGCCCGCAGTTCTAGCAAATGTCTCCGCATACTTACGGCCACGGGCCGACCACAGCACAAAGTCCACCTTGCCCTGCCGTTCCTCTATCCTGCCCAGCAGTTGCTTGTTGATGCGCTTGCTGCGATGCAGCAGCAGCGTGCCGTCAACGTCCACAAATACTGCCGGCCGGTGGTTTAGTTTACGCCGCTCCATATCCTGTTACCTCGTTTATCCCATCCGACAAGCCTGCCGCGTTTCTTCCATGCCTTGACCTGAGGATGGTCTTGCCACTCGACGGCATCGGGCCACGTCGCCACCACCTCAACCCAACCGCCAGGCAGTTGGTCGTCAGTAGTGTATTCTTTCCAACGCTTGCCTCTTGCCATTTTCGCTAGTTCTTCTGCCTTCATCTCAAATCGTTTTGTCTCATAATCTCTATATATATATATTTTGAGATTTTGAGACACCATTTTTCCTAGAAAAAACCGCTGTCTTCAAAAGGCCGCAAGAGCCATTTTGAGACAGACCAGTTTTTTCCGCCAAACCACTCATTATCAACGACTTACGTCTCATTTGTCTCAAATTACCTTATTTGACGGTGACAGCAGCCATCCGATACCAAAAACCGTCCTCCTGCTTGTAAATCATATCGCTATCCGATAGCTGCTTCTGGAGTCGGTAGAAGGTTGGCCGACTGATTCCAAGTTCCTCTTTGGCCAAGTCCATCCACTCGGCAGCCTTAATTCCTTTCCTTGGCGGCATGACGTCGAGAAGCTGCTTCTCGCTGCATTTCTTTTTTCTGCCTGGCTGCCGTATCCCCTCGACGTCTACATCGGCGCAGGGCCGCAACTGCGGGAAGTTCCAGCGCAACCCAAACGGCGGCAAAGCGGGAAAGGCGCGGAGGGTCGTTTCGCAGATATAACAGTCCTCTTCTTCGTGGTCGGTCAGCGTGATAATAGCATCGGGGTCGCGGGCCAGCACGCCGCTGCCACTCATGCGGTCGATGGCGAATTTGCCGGCTTGGTTGCCTTTGCTAAAGTGATGCGCGAAACCGACGGCAGAGCCGGATTGAACGGCCAATGCCTCAAATTCGTTCATTAGGTCGGCCATCTCGCCGGCATCGTTTTCGCTTCTATCTCCAAGCATTTTGTAGGCAGGGTCGAAGATAATCAGCGAAAAGTCGTGTTTTTCGATGGCCTGTTCGATTGGAGGCCGTAAATCGGTCATATCGGCCGCATGGCCGCGCAGATTCATTACATGAAGGCGCGACAAGTCCTTGGCCTTTCTGGCCTTAATAATCGCGTCCATCCGCTGCCGAAACAGAAAGTCCTGCAACTCGAAATTGACATAAAGCACGTCGCCAAGGTTGGCCTGGAACCCCCACCATTTGCCGCCGGTTGCGATTGCTGCCGCCAAGTCCATGAGCGACCAGGTTTTCCGGCCTTTGCTGGTGCCGCCGACAATCAGCTTGCCGCCCTTGTAGATGACGCCGTCGATGACTTGCGGTGGCACCGACATTGATTCCGTCGACAGTTCCGAGTAGCTGCGAATCCTAAAGGCTGCCGGCTGTTCCCGCTCCGGTTCCTTGGCGACTTCCAACGGCCGCGCAAATGCCAGGCCGGTCTTGAGCGCATCCTTGTTTTCCGCTTTCAGCCATTCTTGTGCGTCCTTGTATGCTGCCGGCACGTTGACCTTCAAAACCTCGCCAGGCGCCAATTGTGCGACCTTCTGCACCCATTTCTCGCCTGGCTCATCGTTCTGCGGCCAGATGTAGACCTTTTGGCCTTCGCCGATGTAATCGCCCAGCTTCTTGGTGTTGCTGGCGCCGCGACTAATCAGCACGCAATCCCGCTCGCCATTCCAGGCGCCATTGCCATATCCAAGCGTGTCCATCATGGCGAAGGCGTCCCATTGCGATTCAAAAACGTGGACGTTTTTGGCATCGTGCTGGCCGATTAGCCATGGCTCGGTTCCACCGCCGGTAATCCGCCAACCGTTTGCACCCCTTAAGTGCATCCCTTGGAACACTCCGCCCTGGTTGTAAATGGGAAAGGCGATGGATTTATCATGTAGGCCGATTAGGCCGTTTTCGATTAGGCCGGCCAGTAGGGTCTTGGAATAGCCACGCTTCTGGCCCAACTGAAAAAGCCACTTGTCCTTGGCGACCAACGCCTCGACTGCCTGCGTCCATTCATCCTGCGGCGGCAGTTCGCCGATGCTGACGGTGGCCTCGATTGGCGTGTTGCCTGCATACTGCTGATATAGTTTGAGCGCCTGCTTGGCGTCGCATTTGTTGTGGATAGCCAGGAAGTCCAGTTCGTCGCCACCCTCTCCCGTTGCGAAATCCTTGAAGTGCCACCCCTTCGCGTCCTCGTAAATCCCCCAACTAGGGTTTTTATCTTCGCGAAAAGGAGAACAGACCGACCGCTTGGCAAACTCGCCATATCCAAGCTGTTCCATCAGTTGCGGCAGCGGCAGCTTTTGTTTTAGTTGTTCAATCTCTCCCATAACGTCACCCATGCCTTTGCTGCTGTTTGCGGGACGACTCCGTTGCCGAGTAATCGCAGTCTGTCCACTCGGTTGGCAGTTGCGTCTGGCCGACATCGAGTCCCATAAGTTGTTCGACCCAGTTCGGATTCAGTTTGCCGCTGCTTTGCTTCATTTCCGGCGGCAACATCGACCTCGCCCCGCTGCCGCCGTCCAGCCCGTGCGGCCCGCCGCTGCTTGTCCCGCTCGCCGGTGTCGGCCACCGTTCGGGGTTCCTCCCATTCGTGTTGGCAAAAACCTGGCGCGGCAACTGGTCTAATCTGTTCCGGCCATCGCTGCGGGTTGTTGCCATCCCGCTTGAGTCCTTCCAATCCCTCGCGGCAGGAGTTGTCCACCGCGAGCCAGAACAGCCGTTTCCTCCGGTGGCTGGCGCCGACTTCCTCCGCGCTAAATAATCCTGCCGTGTACTGGTAACCCATTCGGCCCAGGTCGCTAAAGACGTCTTCAATCCCAAGGGACAAGTGGCCTTCGACGTTTTCGGCGAACACAAGTCGGGGCTGACAAGCGGCAATTCCTCTTGCAATAAATGGCCAGAGATGTCGTTCGTCTGCTTCGCCTTTTCTTTGTCCTGCCGCGCTGAACGGTTGGCAGGGATAGCCGGCAAGCAGGATGTCCACGCGGCCGTGAAAGTCGGAATATGGGAAGGTTTTAACATCCGTCCAGACAGGCGCCGCAGCCATTTGTTCCGCTTCAATCTTTGCGACCAAGTTCGCTGCGGCGAATGCTTCCCTCTCCACATAAGCGATTGGCCGCAGAGGAACGCCAGCTCGTTCAAGTCCAAGTTCGATTCCGCCGTAGCCGGTGCAGAGGGACAGGCAGGCAAGTTGTTCGGGATTATCCACACAACACCCCTTTCAGTTGTTCCCGTTCTTTGGCCAATGCCGCATCGGTTTCGCATAAGGCATCGACTCGCTTGGCGGCGTATACGACGGCCGTGTAGTGCCTATTAAAAGCCGCGCCGACTTTCATGCCGGTATTGTCCTCGTATGCCAGCGACATCGCCAACAGTCGCGGCCAGGATATTTTCCAAGGGCCGCGTCGGCGTTGCTTCAGCTTTTCCTCCGGTATGCCGTAATGTTCGGCAGTAGCTTTTAAAATCGTTTCGGGGTTCATTTAGTAGCTTCTAAAATCAATAATGCGTCGGCCTTGTTTAAGTTCACCTCGATGTCGGGGAAAAGGCGCTGCGCTTCGGCCTTCAATTTGTTCTTCCAATCGCGCTTGGTCATTCCCTTGCTGGTTCCAAGGCCAAGCGCTTTCTGCCACTTTTGCGGCGTGATTAGTTCGGTTCTGATGTAAAGGCCGGCAAGGGTTCCGAGTAGGAATCCAAAGTTCCGGCCGAAGTTGAACATCGCGCTGCCAGGTGCGCCTGGCCCGCCGATGTAGCCGCCGACCTTCTCGACGTATGCCACCGTCGGGCTGTCGGGGTTGTATAACCGCACAAACAAATCGCGGATGTCGCCCTCGGTTTCCGGCATATTAAATGCCAGAACCTTGTTGCCGGCGTAACGCACCGCAATCCCTCCAGCCTTGCCAGGGTCGATTGCGATTTGCGTCGGGCCGTCGGTTAGCGACTCGGTCGGCGGCAGTTCCGCCAGCGTTTTGATTGTGCCGCTCATACAACAATCGAGCGCTTGGCCTCCTGCATTCGTGCGTGCAGTAAATCCAAAGGCGACAGCCGCGCCAGCGGCACAATGTGATTGAGCGGCCCGCGACCGATGACGACGTCGCTGCGGAATGTCCTGGCGTCCGCATCGCGTATCCAACCAACCAGCGTGACGGTGTCGGCGCTGCGATAGTGGGCCAGCACAAGGCAGGTGTCCTGCCGCCTGACTTCCTCCCTGCTGTTCATAATGACAGGAACCAGCAGGCCGATGTCGATGTTGTTGGTGGTCTTGACGTCGATGGCCATGTCGCCAATCTGGAAGTCCACGCCGCCGTCACCGGCCGGCCTGTCCTCAAGGTCGGGCGCCAGTCCGTAGTGCAGCGCAAACGCCACTTCGCCGGTCAACCCCTTCTTCCAATAGTCGGGAACCAGCACGCGGTGGTTGTCGTCGAATCTGTGCTTGTTGTGCCTTCTGGCAGCGTGGCAGTTGATTGTGTCCTGCCAATCAGGCGCAATGTAGACGGTCATTTTTTGCGTTTGCGTTTAATGTCAACGAGGACAGCATTTATAGCCGACAAGTGCTGTAATGCGTTGGCGGCGCCTTCCAGGTGCCTTGATAAAGATTCCTCTGCACATTGTTTTGAGTCTTCTGCGCATTTTGTAAAAAAATCAGATTCTTTATTTTTCATTGTTTGCGTTTGCGTTTACGTTTGCGCTCGGCCTTTTTCTCCTGCTGTTCCAGGTGTTCGCGCAGCAGTCGCTTTTCCTCCATCGTTTCTGCCGGCCACCGACCGGATAGAATGTTCTCGCGAATCTTTGCCGTCATGCGTGCATTCAGCGCATGAAACGATTCCTCAACCTCGGCAGGCTTATCCTTCTTTCGGCGCGGCATTCAGTTTTTGTTCCAGGGCGCAGGCGTAAAACCATTGGTCGATTGCCTCCTGTTTCATCTGCTGTACTATCTGCAACGGTTCCAGCCGGCAGAGATGCCTGTCGCCGTTGGGATTGTGTTCATTGATGCCGGCAATGAATTTGACTTCGGCCTCGACTTGAAACTTGTGCAGGCCAAGCGCCAGCAGTTCGGTGTCGGTAGTTACTGCATCCGCTCCCATACGGCCTGAGTGATGTCCAAATCGTTGTAAAGGTAGTCGATGGCGGCTGCCTTGTTGTCGGAGTACAGTTCCGAGAAAAACGCACCGTCACCGTTCTTCGCACCGACGCCAAAATACTTGGCCAAGGTGTCCAACTTAATCCGCTCGCCGTAGGCGCCGCCGGTGAATATCTCCTGCGTGTCCTGAATGTTTTTGCGATACCATCTGCCTTCCTTGATGCCAGTTGGAATTGTGATGTTGTGCTTCCAACTCCGCTTGATTAGGAAAGGCCAATCGAAGTTATTCGAGTTGTGACCAACCCAAATGGCGACGTTATTGTGCCGGAAATACTTCCAAAACTCTTTGAGAGTGTGCTTCTCGTCGCCGTAGTCGAACACACCGCGCTCGCCGTCAGTTTTCACGCCGATGGCCAACACCCTCCCCGTCAACGGGGAGAGTGCGGCCTTCTTTATCTTTTCCTCCTTCGCTTCCTCGATAAACGCGGCAATTGATTCCGGTTTTTTGTACTGTCCTGGCACCTTGATTTTCGGCAGGAATTCCAGAACCTCGGCTTGTTCAAGCGGCATCGTTTCAATGTCGAAAAAGACGGGCGCCGTGTTGTAGTAGTCGACGTCGACCGCGTCCGGCGGGTTGGGGTTTTTCGGCTTCATTGCGGTAATGCGCGGATTAGCGTTTCGACTCCCTTGGTGCGTGAAACGTGGTGCTGCCTGCACCATTCGTCCAAGGCGTCGAGGTCAGTTTTCCGCAGTCGAAAGTTAACCAACCGACAAATGTCTTGGTTTTTCGATATTGGTTTAGTTTCCATTTCCGGTATTTGTATTTTGTTGTTGTTGAACATAATCAAAAAGGGACGTCGTCGTCGTCGAGGTTATCGGCCGCAACTGGTGCGGTCGCCTGGCTGGCCGGTTGAACCGGTTGCGGTGCTGCCTGCGGCTCGTAGCCTTCCCTGTCTTTTCGGCGGATATAGGAACCGGACAGCGGCGGGAATAGTTCGTTTTTCCGCTTTGGTGAATAGCTTGCAATTTTGGTGTACTCGTTGCCGCTGCCTTCTGCAATTGCCTTTTGCAGAACCAAATGAACCGGCTTGCCTATAAGCTTCTCCAATGGGATGTTTTCGCCGCTTTTAATTGGGCCGCCACGCCATCCAGACAAGACTTTGTAAAGACTGCTTTTTTCGTGCAGAGGTTTGCCTTGTGCCGGCAGATTTAGCCTTTGTGTCCTGACAGTAAAAGGGTTGCCGGTTGCCTCAACAATTCCAGCCGTTTCCCTGTCTAGTTCAAAAACAATTTCAATCTGATGCTTTTTAACTCCTGGGTTGTAATTATCATCCTGCATACCCAAATCAACCAGGTCGCAACATGTAGCTTTATGAATACCCGCCGGTGCATTTTCCCATTGGCCACCGCCGCCGCTTTCTTCATATTTAACTTCTAACATTTTATTACTTTGTTTCTGTTTATTTGGTGCAACTCTCTCGATATGCGTCCAAAGCCTGTTTGCTTACTCTCACGGTTCTGTGGCCGTACCTGGTGACAGGCAGCAGCTTGGCGGCAACAATTCGCCGCAGTTGCCGCTTGCTGACTTCCAGGTATTCGGCCGCTTGGTCGTAGGTCATTTGCCGTATCTCAAAATTTCAATTTTGCAGTTAATCAATCCGGCACTTGGGCAAGCCAAACGGCTGAACGATTCGCGGCTTAAATCTATGGCGCGGCCCAGCTTCTTGTTTGGCCCGCGGTCGTTAATTCTGACGACTACTGATTTTGGCCCCAGCGTCACGCGCACCAGCGAATTAAATGGAACCGGTTTTCCGTCCCACTCCCACATGGCTGCCGTTAACTTGGTCGGGTCATATATCTCTCCATTCGCCGTCCTATTACCGGCGCATTCGTTCCCGTACCAGGAGGCGACGACTGTCGGCTGTTCGGCGTAGGGTTGGCTTATTATTGCGTAGAAAACTGCGGCCGATAACAATGCTGTAAGTATAGCTTTCATTTCTTTGCCCGTGCGGGCCGGCCGCATCATGCACAAAGTGAATTTGTGTGCAAGTGTTTTTGTTAAAAAAATATAGGACATTTAATGTCCCATGAAGTTGCTAGGTTTTGCGCGGGTTACAACCGATTGAACCACCGCCAGGCGCCAGGGTTCTGCTTCGCAAACAGGCACAAACCGGACGACAATCGCCTCGCGACGTTTTCCTCGTCCTTCCACTCGATACCCATGGCGTGAGCGATTGCGTGAAATACTTCGTGCAGGAACGTGTCCTTGAGGCTGTCCGGTGTCTGGTCGTTGGCCAACACGATTTCCTGCTTGCCGCAATCGCACCAACCGGCAGCCTCGGCCATCTCCCCGTCGTCGGTAAATCTTACTTTATAGGTAAGGTTCAAAATCTGTAACCGCTTCGGCGGGGTTATTTTTCTAGCTGCCCCCATGCCATGTAGTACGGCGCCAAAAAACAGTTGTGGCTGCCTGGCGCCCAGTTGTATTTGATTGATGTGGCCTCCTTTACCGGCAGCACAAAAAAAGCACGGTGTTCAAGGCCGACAAAAACGATGAAGTCGCAATCCGTCTTGGTGTAGGCTGAATTGGTTCCGCGATGTTTGCAGGCGAACCCGTAGCGGCCAAGGTTCTTGCCTTTGTCGATAATCGGCCTAGCTGCCGTTTTGACTTGGACGCGGTGAAACTTCTCGCCTTTTACGGCGGCAATATCAAAAGACGGTTGGTGCGGCGACATGCAGACCTGCCAGCCGCGGATTGTTAGTTCAGCAGCGGTCAGGTACTCGCCGGCAGCGGAGACGCGGAAGTTGTCGCTTGGCTCCGCCATTCATTTGGGCCGGCGTTCAAGTTCATACTCAAGTTCGGCTATTGTCCGCAGCGCGTCCCTGGTGAATGCCGGCGCCTGCATTGCCGCTCTCGGAAACTGAGGGTGCGCCGTCAGTCTCTTGGTGTTGTTGTACTCGACCGGAGCCGTCTGGCAGCCCATGGAGGCGCATAGCGTTATCAATATGAGTAAGTTTCGCTTCATATCTTGCTTTGGCTTTTGCCTCCCTTATTGCATCCGATACCGACAAAAAAAGGCGCTCCAATACCGGCAGCGCCTTGCATAGCGCAACGATGGCGCTGATTAGCGACATCAAGCGCCCTCGGCGGCCTTCTCGGCCTTTTTAACTCCATGCCGGAGAAAAACAGCCAGGGCGCTGGTGACGACAATTTGCAGCATCTCGCCGAACTGAATTTCCTGCATAAAATACGCACCGACCGCGGCGGTAATTGCCGAAACGCCTGTCCACAATGTTTTTGATTTTAGCATTCTATTTTCCTTTATTCCTAATCAGAAAGACAATCTTGGCTACCAGGTAAACAAGGCAGGCCGTTGAAATTGATATTTGGAGAATCTGCGAAAGGTGCAAGTACCAGACTCCGACTCCGCTGGTGCCGGCCCCCATCGCCTTGGCCATGTCGATGGCCTCGTTCATTTGCGATACCAGACGCCATTGGTGCTGCGCCGATATTCCTGGTTGTTAAATTCATTCGGTTCCCAAGTCTCAATTTCGAGGCCACCAAAACCGACGTCAACTTGCCTTATCGCGCCGAGGTTTGTGCATCCTTGGCCGACAAGAATCGCAACCAAGCAAACCGCTGAAATTGCGATGCTGTTCCCGTAGTTCCGCAAGTCGTTTCTCAATTCCACAAATCTCTTTCTTTACCAGGTTAACCGAATCAATCAGCTTAACGATTATCGAATAGACGTTCTTAACCTCGCCGGATAAATCCCGCAGAACGTAAAACACCACGCGATAACCAAACCAACCGACCGCCGCCGCGCAAACCACTGGAAAACCCAGCGTTTGAATCAGATTGACGGTGTCGGTGGTCACTCATCGCCGCCCTACTCTGCCGCCGGTGCTTCCTCGGCCTCGGCACGTTCCAAGCCGAGGTCGGCCAGCACTAGACCACCGACGTATTCGTTGTCGGAACCGGCAGCGTCAGGCGTCCAGTTCGTCCAAGTGTCGCCACTAATCACGAACAGTTTTGACATCAGCGGGTTCGGGAAAAACGCGCCCTTTGAGTCTTTACCAAAGCCGGTCACGCTGTACTGCAATTGATACGGCGAGTCGTTCACGCTGTTAAGTTGCACGACGACCTTGCTGATGTTTAGACCAGCTTCCAAGTTGGGTACTGTGTTGAGTTCAATCATTCTGTTTGTGCGTTTTCTAAAGTTTCGACTTTCGCTTTCAATTCTTTGACGGCAGCAACCAGAAGCGGCACTAGCTTGCTTTGGTCGATGCCTTGCGGGTCGATTTGTTCCTCGGTCACTTCCGCAACTGCTTCAACTGCCGGTGTTTTTTCGTCTCCTACTGCTTTGCCTTCTGGCAGTTCGTCGCCTTCAGCGTAGTAGGTTGCCGGTTGTTCTGCTACTGCCTCCTGAACAACAACAGTTTTCATTGCGTCTTTCTCTCCGGTAACTGCTTCGGGAACGTGCGCGGAAACTTCGTGCGCGACGAAACCATCAACGGTTGTGTCGGGGTCGGCTTTGAAATTAAATCTGTAAACCGGCAAAGCGTCGAGCCGGTCGAGTGCGCCGGTTAGCGGTTCAAGATTCTCTTTTAAGCGGTAGTCGGATGAGGTGCTGTATGAGGTCGCTAAACCATTCGTAGTTATTTTCCCGACGTTTCCATTTGGGTTGTAGAACGAAACGGCATACCTAGTGTCGGTTGAGTTGTTATCAATGTTGATGCGACCTTCAGTAACCCCGCTGACCTCAATTGAATTGCTGCCGCCAAAAGCCATAGCGTTACCGAACGTCGCCACGCCCGCGCTCGATATGGTGAGACGGTTGGCTCTTGAACCAGCGGAACCAGTTTCAATCGACGCATTATATCCGCTTAATGTTGTGCCATTGCTGGCGTGCTTGTAAACAAACGCCTCACCACCAGAAGTATCCGGTGTCGTGTCTGTGTCTAAAGCAATTGCGTTTTTAGCTGTTAGTATGCCGGCGCTGGATATCCGCATCCGCTCCGCCTCGCTTGCGCCTCCTGTGTTCGTATAAAACAGAATTGCAGCAGCATCGTCCGCTCCGTCTCGCCTAAACGAAATTTGTGCTTGGCCGCTAGTTCCATTGTTTCTCGCTGTTATGTCGCCAAAATTGCCATCAGACGTTTTTGCACCAACTAACTTTAGAGTCGAACGACCGTCTGTGTCGGTGATTGTTAGTAGTTTGGATAAATCGACGTTGCCGCTGGAGTCTATGGTCAATTTGTCGGAAGGCGTGTTGTGAAAACGCAATGTTCCGTCTGGGTTGCGGATATACCAATCATCTCCGGACGGTGCGTCTAGATGAATTTGATAATCGCTTGCGTTGAATCGACCTTTAGCCGCTGAAATTTGACCGGCGTCTGGCGCGACTGCTGAAGTGCCGACTTTTACTTTATCAGCCAAAACCTCACCATCCGCAGGAGTCGCCGCAGTAGTGCCGATTCGTGCTGCGGTGGCATTCAACTGCTTGATGACTTGCACTTGGGAAATTCCGGTCGGGTTAGTTCCGTCATTGCTTGCCGTGCCATCCGCTGCGCCGCTTCGGTCGTTTATCTTGAAAGAATTTTTTGGGTTGGCGAATGCTAGGTCGTAGTCGCTGACGCAGCCGATTTGAGTCGCTTTGACGTTGTCTATGAAAAACGTCCCAGCTTCCAGTAAGCCAAAATATGCGTTCTCAAGCGCAATTCTTTTTCCGGTTATTGAGAAAGTTTGATTTGATGTCGAAAGCACAAAGTCTTTGTAACTTCCTGTCGTGACATCGCTGTGGTCAAACGGTGTTCTAGCGCGAAGCGTTGGCGTTCCTGAACTTGCGCGTGCTGTAAATTCCCACTTGTAGACTTTGCCGTTGGTGTTGGTTCCTCCGTAGGTCGCGGCCAAAGTAGCAGCATTAGACGAACTTGTGCTGGCTCCAGTTGCCACGACCTTCAACTCGCCGCTGACGATGCTGATGGAGTGATTTCCGCTCGCTCCCCAGTTTACTGAGCCAGAGAAATCGCCGTTTGCGGCGGAGTTAACCAAGTTGGTTTGACTTCCATACTGGTCAGCATAATCAACGTCACTTCTCTCGAACGCTGTCTGCACCTCTGCGCTGGAAAGCAATTTGTTCCACGTTCTAAAACGGTAAAAAGTTCCAAGCACGCCAAACCCATTTGTTGCGTGAGAAATGGCACCCGCGCTGGAATTTGAGTTACCTATATCTACTGAACTACTGCCGCTAATGTCTGCTGTCCCAACGCTGTTTCCGTTTTTGTATAAAGTTGCGTTCCCGTCGCGGTCACAAGTTAAAACATAGTGAGTTACTTCGTTGTACTCATTCGCCATATTGTGACTAATTGAATACGTCGCTGGGGAGCTGCTTGAGTTGTTAAAAACTAATTTTAAATCATCGGCAGAAATATCGTTGTATAAATAAATACGATTGTTACTCGATGTATGCGAAAAATAAATATAGTTGTCGTTTGAATTGTCGACGGTCTGATTCAGCACAAACTCCAAGCTGAAATCGCTTGTGCCAAATTCCGCTGCCGCCGAGTTGGTCAAACTGATGTTGCCGGAGTCGGCAAAATGCAGACCCGCGCCGTCACCAGTTGAGCCGGTCAGGCTGGACGTGATTTCGCCAGGGGTTGGGTTGGCTTTGTTTACGGTAATCATGGCCGGCCCTTATTTATCGTAAAATGCAATGCATCCGTCGCCGGCAGTCTCCACGTCGATAAAAAACTGCGCGTCGGTAAAATAATCATCCGGCGAATCGGCGGTGAAGGTAATCGTGTCGCCAGGGTTTAAGGGTATGCCTGCCGTGTCGTTGCCGCTGGCCGGCTGAATGTAAACCTTGCCGGCGTTGTCAGTCCTTGCCGCCTTCATACCGACGAAGGTGAATGAATGGCCGCGAACGGCGCCGCTGCCTAATGCCTCCGGCGTGCCGGTGGCCGATACTGTTTTCGTGATACTGCCGAATTGTTGTTGTGCCATTGTTTTAAATTTTTAAGTTGTACCTCTTAAAGATAAGATAATCCATCTGTCATCTTCCGCGTCATAAATACAATTAAATGAACCGCGGGCCGATATAGTCACATCATTGCCGGTCATTGTGTAGATACGATTGGCAGCCGATGATTCGTCGCTGCTGTCGTGTCGGATTATTAAATTATTACTGGTGCTGCTGTTGTAAATTATTATAAAGCGCCCATCCTCGCCGCCACTAATGCCAACCAAATTTGCGTCCGCAGACAAGCTGCCGATTTTAATAAATGCAGCATTGTTTGGATTCAGCGTGTGATTGCCTGCGCCGGTGATTGCTGTGTCATTGAGATGCTGAAACTTTAGCTTGGAGGCATTCGACAAAGCCAGGACGCCGGACATTGTGCCGCCTGACTTGGCGAGGAAGTTGGCGTCAGTCTGCGTCTGTGTGTAGTAGCTGCTGCTTGGCGATGGTGCGCTGGCGCCGGAGTCAATGCCGTGCGGCTGAATGCTGATTGCCTGCTGAATGGCCGTCAGGTTGTTGCCGCCGTTGATGTACTCGGCCTCGATGGTCGTCGTGGCTGGCGACGTGTTGCCGGCATACGTCAGGCCGTCAATCTCGCTTGTGTTTAGGTCGAGGGTGCAGTCCGCGTAATAGTCTGAACCATCTGCCGAAATGCTGGTTGCGCTGGTGGTTGCCAGGACGGCCGGACTGCTGCTGTTTGGCGTAACGATGGCCAGTTCAATGCTGCCGGCAGTCACTAGGTCAAATGGCGATGTCAGGCCGCCGTCCTCTTTTGGTGTTACCAGGCGAATCCGAAGCGGCAACACGTCGCCCTGGTAGAGTTTATCTAGGGAAAACGTGCTGGAGTCGTAGCGACTTGTGACAAATTTGCGGTTCGTCAGGTCGATAGTGAGTTCGAATTTGTTCGCCATTCGCCTCCATAGGCTGCCGCAGCGTTGGCAGTTTGCAAGCGAAGCTAGGCCGAATGGGTCGTGTGCGCTAATTCCAAGGCGTATCGGTGCTGTTGGGTTGCGCTGCTTGCAGAGAGGTTAAAAGTGCCTTGCGTGTAGGTTGAGGTCGTGGCTGTGCCGTTGTTGACGAAACCGCTGGCTGGCGTGCTTCCGCTTTGGACGAGTTGCTTTGAAAGCGTGCCAATTGTTCCGCTGACGCTGGTGTCGTAAAGGTGCAACGTGATGGCTTTTTCTGAAATAATGTAGGGATATTTAAAGAAGCCACCGCCGACATTTTCCTCAATCAAATTGGTGGTGAAGTTTATGTAATGTTCTACCGTAATGCCGCCGCCCTGTTGGCCTGAGTTGTTCGCGGCTTTACCGTAGGTGCAACTGTCAGACGTCTGCAACAAACTGCCGCCGGTAATGCACGGCGGCGGAAACGGCCCTTCTGCTGGACTAGAACCGGTTTCCATTCGTTCCTCGCCGTGGCCGACATAGTCGCCGCTGGTCGACATTGTCATCGTGTCGGATGTGTCGGCTACTGTCGATGGGTTGTATGCCAACGAACGCAACCAAGCCGTAAACCTAAACTTGAAGCCAAGCGCAGCGGCCGCGCTTATTGCGTCGGTAATCTTTACCCAGCGCAGAGCGGCAAATTGATTTTCGACTGCCGTGCTTTGATATGCTGCGTGTGCAAACGACGGCGGAAATGTTTTTTGGTTAACCCTTGCGAATTGGGTGACGGTGTTTGGTAGGTCAGACGAGTCGCTGATTGTTGCACCGGCGGCAGTCCACGCTGCAATTCTGGCCGCGTCTCTGAAAACCGCATAAGCCGTTTTGGGTAGAATTGCCAATGAAGCACTAATTCCGCCGGCCGCTCTTATCATCGAAGTATCTTCGCTTGGCGCGAGTGCTTTTTCGCCAAAATAAACCGAATCAATGGCCAGTGTTCTGATGCGCTTCACCTTTTTGCACTGCGTGACCAAGTCGTTGTAATGTTCACGCAATAGATTCAGACGAATGTATTCATCGCCAGCCATAGTCGTCCAATCGTACTCGGGGCCGGGGAATCGCAAATTGGCCAAGTTTGAGTTCAGCCACGTCTGGTCTGTTTTGTTGTCTTGGTACTGCTTGGCGCCGTCAGGAACGACGACAGGAATATTCGCCTTGTCGGTGTCACCGCTTGAGAATGTCGGATTCACCAAGGCAAAGCTGGACGTCTGCGTGGCGATGGTGCTGTCGGTCAGCGTTTCAATGTTGTCCTGACCAAAGTCTGCACCAGATATGCCGACAGGGTCGGCCGTGATGTCGTTGTGAGTGCCGTCGCTGTCCTTGGTTCCGTACCGGCGCACCTTGCGGCCGCCTTCAAAAATCCGGTCATATCGGTTAACCATGGTTGAACCGGAAACCTTCAGCGGCGTCGGCCAGCCTGCAAAATAAAACTCGGTGGCGTTGCTGTTGCGGTGCGTGTTAAGACGCCAGAAGCGTTGGTATTCAAGCCGGCCGTTGCTGTCGATTGCTTGGTGTAGCTGCGAACGCCAGTTCATATTAAACACCGTGTACCCGTGCGTGGTCTTTGGAGTTGCTGTTCCAAGATACCAGTTTTCCGTCCACGTCAAAATCGGCCCTTCTGTTGTGCTGATACAAGTGATTGTCGGTGTGTTGGCCTGCTGGTTGTTCTGTATCGGCATCGAGCCGGTCAACGCGGTTGCCAGCGTTCCAAGTGTAGTCGTGTGGCTTGAATACTTGTCACCGTAATCAATTGAAACTATCGGCAAATCTCCCGGCACCTCGAAAGCTGATATTCTCAAGGCACTGTTATTTGGCCGATTAGATGAAACGCTTCCCAAAGCAGGCAGCAGCATTGCCGTCAAAAGCGCCTTATCATTGTCAACCACATCAATCACGCGGAAGTTGTCGCGGTAGTCGAAGAGATTGGTCGTGATGCCGGCCAAGTTGTTCAAGTAGCTGCCGGTGTCTTGGTTGATGACAAGGTCATGGTCGTCCAGATACGTCGAATATCCCAGAGCGGTCAGCAGCGACGGCAGCGTTGAGAAACCGGCGTGCGTGTAGGTGTTACTGCTGAACGCGCTGCCGCTCGTGATTTTACGCACCTTTGAAAACGTGCCTTTGGTATAAATCAAATCACCGACCAGCGTGCTGTTGCTAATCGTCGGCAGCTTGCCGGCGTCCTGGTAGTCGCTGCCGATGTCTGTCCAGGTGTGCCTGTCCAGGTAAATGAAACCTTTTTCGCTTAACTCTGAAAAAAAACGGTAAAGCCAACTTGGGTTTGTAACGTTGTTGGCCTCCATGGTTTGCATCACGCTGCCGGCATAGCTTGTGAATTTAATGAACCGCGGGTCGCCTGCTTTCACCTTCCAGACGTATCTGTACGTCGAATCGTATCCGCTTGTGACTGAGTCGCGTCTGGCGCACTTCTGCGAGAACTTGCCGACGGTGAATGTGTGGTGCGGCGTGCTGCCAAAGTTAACCGTGACATCTGTCGCCGTCAGATTGTGTATGCGGAAGAATTGGAACTTGTTCCAACTGTCGTCGACGGTGAACGTGCCACTGTGATTGCCGATTACCAGTTCCGCCACGGCATAGCGAAACACCTTCTCTGGATGTGGTAGCCTATCCTCCCACAAATAAAGCGTGTCGCTGCCGACAATGCGCGTGTGCGCTTTCAGCGACTTCTCCAGATTTAGCGTGTCTGATGTCTTGGCCCAGTAGTTCGTGGTGTTCGTCGACGTGATTGTCGCGCCTGCTGCTGCTGTGTCATAGCTTGCTTGGTCGTGGTTGCTTACTGTGACCGTTTTGCCGCTGCCTGCACCTATGGCGCCTCGAAACACCGTATAATCGCTTATTGTGTGGTCTGAGGCCGTGAAGAAGTAAAACGGTTGTCCGAACAAGGTGCGGTCAGTGTGGTCGGAAACAAGCAGGCAGCTTTTTTCGTCAAGCGCTTTGCCGGCGATTGTGTCCACCTCGGCCCAGAGTTGATTTAGTTTGGCGGCCGTGACAGCCGTCTTGGAACCGGTGATGTAATCTACAGCCAAACCGCTCTGCCTTCATCTGTGCCGCCACTACCTCCTGCAGACATCCGGCGCGGCTGTTTGACGTCAATTTCTGTTCCGCTGGTTCCCCTGCTGACTCTGACTTTATTATTGCCGCGCACCTCCAGGCTTTTGGTGTATGCCAGGAGACGGTTTAACCAACTGTTTTTGGTGTTGGTTTCGGGAAGTCTTTGCGGCGCCTGCATGGTTTAACTTGCTACCGTGTAAATCCAAGTCGACCAGAGTTCTAGTTTCCACTCTTGCGTCAGCGTAATTTTGCGGCGGCCTTCGGACACAATCTTTGGCGCAGACTTCAGCCACCCCCATTGGTGCGTGATGCCGTCAATCGTTTGCTGGCCGGTTCCAGAATTAACACCGGCCGGCAGGCTGTTCGTCTGCGCGTTTGTTATGCTGGTCGTTATAGCGGCATCAAGTGTCGGTTCGCCGATTGTGGCGTTGCCGGTCAACTGCGCCGGCGTGATGATATAATTAACGTAAGAGTAAGCACGCTGCACGACGCTGGCCGCGTAGTTGTACTCCGGTGAGAATGTCAGCGTGTGTCGCAGTGTGTAGGTCGGCCGCTGCCAAGAGTCTTGTTCCTTGGTCAAATGCCGGTAAATGCTTTTGAGGTCAGCAGGACAGCTTGAGTCCGACAAGAATGCCGGAACAATGACATCACCGTCGGCGTCGGTTTCGACCTCCTGTTCCAGTTGCTTTTTGATTTTGTTCCGCGCCTTTTCGTTGTCCGCGGTTTGAAAGTTGATTGCCTTGATTGTCGGATGTTCCCACAAACTGTATTGCGTGTCGTTGCCATCCAGTTCCCAAATTTCGACAGGCGTTTCGTCTAAGCCGGAACCACCCCAGACGTCTTTCTGATAATTTACAAACAGCTTGGCCGTGGCGCCGTCTGGCTCAAAGCGAATGTTGCTTGCGGAACCGTCTCGGACGTAGCGGCCCATCAGCCCGCGCACCGCAGTCGTCTCGCCTTCAAATTCTTTGGTGAATGAAAAGCCGCTGTTCTTGTCCCAGGCAATGCTTGGGTTCTGTTCGACTAAATTGACTCCCTTAACTGTCGGCATTATTCGCTGTTCCTTGCGATGTCTTTAGTGTTGTTGGCGATGCGTTTCAAAAGGATGTTGTTGTCCTTCTCGATGGCTATCGGGTCGGCGGATTGACTGACTGCCGCACCGATTCGCTGCAATGCGTTAAGTGCTAGGCTTGGTTTTATAAACGACTTGGCGCCTGCTGTTGCTGCTGCTGCTGATTCACTTACCTGAGACGACGGCAATTGTCCGACGTTTGAACCAAGGAAAACACCCCTGTCCATGTTCATGTCGTCGCGCACCAGTTCTCCGGTGGCAAGGTTGACCGGTACGCCTTGTTTCATAAGGCGCCGCCGTTCCCTGTCTTGTGCCACTCTTATTTTTGATGATGTAGGTGCTGCATCTGGCAGTAATGGGTTCTTACTTAATTCAACAAGTATCGTTTCCAAAAAGCCGGCAGTCTGTTTTACCGCAGGCATTTTGCCGCCGGCACCAACTTTGCCAGCCTCTCCCGGCTTGAATGTCATGGTGTCCTTTTTGTATTCAGCGTTGAATGCAAAAAACACATCGGCCAACCCCTTTACCGCTAAAGCTGCACCCGGCAATATTTCGCGCTTTAACCGGTCAAGTTCGTCATTAAATTCTGCAAGGCGGCGAATCGAATCAACGTCAATTGAAGGCGGCGCTGTTCCGGCAGTCCCGGCAAATCCAGACACAAAAGCAGGCACCAACATCTTGCCACCTCGGCCCATGATGTCCTGCAACGACTTTGCCTTATCCAATGCGCCGCCAGCCTTTTCAACAGCCCTTGCAATCTGTAGGAATATCTCTTCCGGCGTGCTGCTTTTAATCTGCTGCATTGATATGCCAAACGCCTCAAATGCACGCACATAAGTCGACAAGCCTTGCCTTGCGCCTTCCATTGCTTGCGCCGTTTTAATGAATGACGATTCGACGTTTTGCATTGTGGCGCCGTTTTGCGTGGCAGCAAAATCGAACTTTTGGACAGTATCAGTCGACGACTCCATTCGCTTGGCCATTTTGTCGATGGCGTCAGCGTGGGCCACCATTCTCATCGTGGCGCTGCGGAGTGCTGAAACAGCAAACAAACCGCCGACCATGCCGGCCATGCTTGCGGCCATCCGGCCTGCGGCGCCCTTTGTGCCGACTTCCATCTTGCGGAGGCCGGCAGCCCAACCGGAACCGTCAAGCGACGTCCGGCCTTTGACATTCATGTGCGCGGTTGCCATTAGGTTGCAACCTCCTGCTGCGCTTCTCTATGCCGGCGCAAAAGTTCCTCTGTGCTGTCGTCGCTGATTTTCACGCTGCCCTTCAATTCATTCAATGTCAGATAATCCCACCAGGTTTGGCCAAGCGGTTGATTCATTACGGCCGAGGCGGTGAAGCCTCCCTCGCTGATTAGCTTCACCCTCATGGCTTGCGGCCATGGTGCGCCTGCCTTGGTTCCCCCGCCCTGGCCTTTCGTCCAAAATTTAGGCATGGCCAAAGCGGCGTTGATGTAGTCGGTAAACAGAACAGCCTTTTCGTCCGCTTCAAACTCGCCGACGTTCTCGGCCCAAGCCTTGATGTCGTCACCTAGTTCGGCGCGGCGCAGTAGTTCCTGTGCGCCTTCAAAAGTGTTGCCGCAGACCAGCAACCCCAAAAGTAAATCACCTAGAAGCGGTTCCTCGTCATCGCAGACGAAGGCGCATTCCAGGCGTTGCAGTAGTAGGTAATGGCCTAGACTGAACGGCCGCAAATCCTGTCCGAGAATCGTGACAGGTTCGGGAATGATACTGTGCAAGTAGTCATCCACATTTAGGCGAGGTCTTTGCCGGTGCCGGTGAATACGGCATCCTCCAAGCGTAACAATGTGAGGCTGGCAGTTGCTTCGTTTTCGTTGGAGTAGTTAACGGCGCTGCCTGTTAAATAATAAGCGCCATTTATGTCCGCTGTTCCGCCTGCAAAGTTTGAAAGCGTCAGCACGCTGCCGTTTGTACCAAGGTCAGCAACGTCTCCGGCCGTCCATGTGCCGCCGGCAGAAGTACAGGCAGATTGGGTAACATGGCCACCAATTGAACATCCTGACTTTAAAACAACGTCGACGCTGACTTCCTTCGATTCGTCATAAATGACGTAACTCATCGCGTCGCCATCGCTGCCTTTGATTTGCCGAGTTTCGGCACGAGTTCCGCCGCTGGCGCTGGTGACTATTGCCTCGCCGCTGAATCCTGTCGTGGCATTGTTTACGATGCCAAACTCGATATTTGTGCCTTTGACGGTTGCCATATTATGAAAGGTCTGTGAACGATGAACCTGGGAATTTTATCAAGTTGACCGTCATGGTCATCTCGCTCTCGTTGCTGAAATTTTCATCTGCGCTTGTGACGTAATACTTGCCGTTTACACTTGATGCCGTGAAAGAATCCAGCTTGATAATACTGCCAACCGCAGGAAGTTCGACCGTGTTCGCTGTGACAACGGTGGCCGTGACTTCGGTGGTGTTATTGCTGAAAACGAAAGATTGAGTGTTTCCGTTATTGCCTCTTATGCGCTTGGTTTCTGAGTTGGCGTTTGCGTCGGTTGACGTTACTGCCGCAACGCCGGTAAGTGCCACGCCGGCCGATGTCTGCAAGCCACCGGCAACACCATAAATTATTGAAGTACCCTTAACAGTTGCCATCGAAATAAATTCCTCAAGTGATGTTGCTGGCGGCCGCTAAAACCTCAAGCGACAAATCGCAAACCCAATTTCTGTCCTCTACGGTCTTGGAAATACTAAAACTTTTGACAGCGAAAACGGTCACGGCCTCGCTGCTGTCGGTCAGGGTTCCGGCGATTCCGTCATCCATAAACAAGTCCCGCATCGTGGCGACGTGCGTCTGGTGGTTGGCTAGGGTTGTGTCGTCCATTGACTCGACTAGGCGGATGACCAGTTCGCAGTTGAAGTTACCAAGGCCAGGGATTGACTCTTCGCCGCCTTCACAAATCACCAGGCACCGCGGCAGCGATAGTTCGTCGTCGTCCTCGCCCTTTGAAACGGTGATGCTGTAACCGCTGAACGTGCTGTCGTCGTCAAGTATGGCCTTGGCCCGCGTTTCAAGTTTTTCTTCTAGTGTATTAAATGCCATTTAGAATCCTGCTTTTCTCCAATCGCGTCCCATTTTGCGTTCAATATAAACAACCATGTCGGCCATGGTCGCGTTCAGTCCTGCCTTTAATCCTTTAATGATTTTTGACTGCGCCTTGGCGTTGTTTTTGGTGGCGCTATTCACAACCAGCGCCGCCGGCTTCAATTCGCTGCGGGCCGCGATGCCGTAGCCTTTCGGCTTGGCCTTGCCCTTGGTTAATCCCTTCGGCCACCGGACGCGGTCGCGGCGGTCGACTGCAAACGAAAGTTTTTTGATGGCCGGCAGCCAGCCGGAGCGCAGAAACTTAACAGCCCGCACCCTCGCGTTTATGAGTTTTTGTGCCGCTCTCTCAAGTTCTTTGCCCCATATTAACGGCTGGCCAGCCTTCTTGCGCCGGCTGTTAACTATGCGGGCGGCGAAGTTGTCCTCTTTTAAAATTCTGCGGCCTTTGCGGATGCCGCCCGTCTTGCGGTTCCGGCCGACTTTGTTGCCAATGGCGCCGAGTTTGTACTCGATTGCTTGCGGGTCGGCTGCCTCCGTCAATCGCTGCGCGTTGAAGGCCAGGTCGAGCGCCTTTTTGTTGACGATTTCGCGAAAGGTTTTTTTGTTTACCTTCGCGTATCGTCGAAGCGTGCGCGTGAATGCTGCCTGGTCAATGGTCAAACTCATCTGTCGGCGCTCATTAAATCAAACCGCACCTCGGCGCCGTCGCCGGTGGTTGTGATTTTTTCGATTCTATAAGCCTGGCTGTCGTATGTTATCTTGGAACCAATGGCCGGCAGCGTCGAATGGTCTGATTTTTTGCCGACCAACGTCAGGTCGAAGTCGTCAAGGAACCCGCCCTCTCCTGCGTCTTGGCCTTTGCTGCTTTCGTTGACTGCGCCAATATATTGCGTAGAGCCAATCGAATAAAACGCAGGAAGGTCGTTCAACATCTCTTCTAAATCTGTTGCGTAACTCATTTCAATAAAAAGGCCGGCAGCCGTTTTACGCGACTACCGGCCAAACACCTAATCCACCACCTTAACTATGCAGAAATTTTCCTGCGCTTAAAATGCAGCGGCGACTTGTAAACCGTCACTTCTTCAAACTTCGGTTTGTCAGCCTCCGCTGCCTCGGTCATTGCCTCAATTGCTTTGTCGGCGTCACCACCGACATATAGCACCTTGAACTTGTCGGCTTTACGGCCGACTGCAATGTTCAACTTCATTAAGCTGAAAGGATTCGCTTGAGGCTGTCAGTACCAGCGGCAACGCCATATATTAGCGTGCAAGTAAGGTATTGAGCGCCGTCTTTACCTTCGTACCAATTCCTTAGCTGAATTGTAATTCCGCTGTCAGGGTCTTGGACAGACTCGACCGAACCCGCCCAGTTTTCCGGCAGCGCCGGCTGGCGGGCTGCGATGATTAAAGCTTCCTTGCCGCAAACAAAACCTTCCAGGTTCTCGGAGTTCGCAGGAATGTCGGAATACTCCAACACGTCGAACCCGTGGACGCGGGGGATGCTGTTATCCTGTATGGCGCCAGGGTTGCCAAAGGCGTAACTGGCCTGGATAGCGTTATCCTTGGCGAGCGCGGCGTAGTAGGCCGGCTTGATAACCATACTGCGCGGTGAACGCGGCACGTTTAGGGTCGTCAAGTCGCCAGCAAGAGTAGCAACATCATCAGCGCCAAAGTTGGCGGCAGTCACGACGGTGTTGTTGCTGTATGTTGCGTTCACAACCAAGGCCAGCAGGTCATCCATCATAGCGTTGACGACAGAGTGGACAGCAGGACGAACGAAAGTGCGCTCCAACATATCCAAGCCACCCTTGGCGATTTCAAGGTCGGTGAATTTGGCCGTGAAATGCTTGTGCTTGTTCAGCGTAATTGTCTTGGCCGTCGAAGTTACGTCCGTGGCAGAGTAGCCACTTGCGGCATCTCCTGCGCTCACCGCACTAGCAACGCGAGTGCTGACCGATTCGCCGACATCTGCCACGTCAGCAGAAAAGTCAGTTGTAAAGGCAGACACGACAGGCATCTCGGCGCTGAGTGTCTCCAATGTATAAGCCGCAATCTGGCTTAGGTTGATACCATTTAGTGTATTGGCCACGTTATTTAACTCCTTTTATCAGTTTGTTAAAGGTTTGATTTCCTTGCGGAAAAACAAAGTTTTCTCTTTTAAATTTTTGATTGAAGCGTACTCCGCCCAAAGTTCGTCGAGTGTTTTCGGCTTGGCCGCTTCCTCGGTTTCCTCGGCTACCGGCTCGGCGCCCTGCTGCGCTACTATCTCGGCAGCACGTTCGCCGGCAATCTCTTCGACGTCCTGCTGTTCGCTTTTCACGTCGGCGAGTTCGTTTTCAAGTTGAGCCACTTTCTCGACTAGGGCCGCGTTGGCCTTTTCGAGTTTCTCGTTCGTTTCACCAACGGTCGCCAAAGCGCCTTGGCCTTCTTCTTGTGCGGCCGTCAAAGCCTCAATCTGGCTTTTTAAGTCGGCGTTTTCTTCTGCGATTGTCATGTCAAAAAAAACAAGTTGAGTTGATTCTATGCCTTTCCCAGCATTTGCAAGAGGGAATCCAAATTCTTGGCGGTGCCGTCGACCATGCCAACGTCGGCAGCCTTGCGGCCGGTCAACGTCTGGCCCTGCATATATTCGTAATTAAGTTCGGCGCGGTACTTCTTCACGAAGCCGGCAAACTCGTTGTAGGTTTCCATCACCTCAAGTTGTAGGTGCTTGCGAATCTCTTCATCCAATGCCACGCCAGGAAATCCGGCAGCTTTGTATTTGCCGGATTTGAAAATCTCGACGGTGACGCCTTTCTCGGCCAACGCCTTGCTGGTGTCCATTACCGGCAAGTATACTCCTATGCTGCCAACCTCTGCCGATGGTGCCGCGAAAATGCCGTTGGCGCCGGCGGCCATCCAGTAGGCCGCGCTTGCCATCATGCTGTCGGTGTATGCGTAAATCTTTTTGACGCCGGCACGTTGTACGTCCTCGACTGTCTCCGCCAACTCCGGCACGCCGCCGACGGTTCCGCCTGGTGAGTCGATGTCTAAAATGATTGTGTCGATGTCATCATCCTCTGCCGCCAGTTCAATGGCCGCAATAACGTCAAGCGTGTCGACTGCGCCAAGCAGTTTTGAAACGGCCGAAACCTTGTGACCAATGACGCCGGAGACAGGAATAATGGCGACGCCGTTCTCCTCGCTCATTGCGTAGCTGTCAAATATGTCATCTTCGTCGTCATCGTCTTTATCCTCGATGATGATTTCCGCGCTTAATGTCGCGCTGGCCTGCTGCAAGTGTTTCGGGTTGATGGCCCAAATCTTGTTATCAACGGCCGTGCTGTTTTGTTGTTCGTCTATCGTTTTCATTCTATTAACTATTCTATTAGCCCAGGCGCGGCCAGGATTGCCGCCCCACAAAAGCCAGGCGATTAAACCGGCGCCAGGGTAGCCGGCCGCGTCAGGGTCTTTGTTTTTTGGCGCCTGCAAGTCGACAGCGTGACGGTCAAAGTAAGCCTTCATCCGCTTTACTGTGTCGGTCGACAATTCATCTCGCCTGACCAACTGGTTGGCCCGTGTCACGCCGACCCTAGTGCCGCCGCGTTTAAATTCTTTTCGTAACCGCAAACCGCGCTTGGCCGCATTTGCCACGGCCTCGGTCGGCTTGGTGTTAATTTCCTGGCCCTTGTATGTTGCCATCGGCCGGCAGTCCGTTCGGGGTCAACAATTGCACGCGGTTCGGGTCGATGCCGTGTTTTGCGGCAAGGTCTAAAACAAACCGCTGCTCGCTAATTCGCTTCTCGACTTCATCTTCCCAATGCAAACCGCGTTCCGCGTACAACTCCTGCAAGGTCGTCAGTCCCATTTTGTAATCCTCGCGGGCGGCGCCTGCATCACGGCCACCGTCGACGCTAATCTTCCTCGGCCCTTGGTAGTGCCATGAATACCAATCGCCGCCCTGCGGTCGCGGCAGAAGGCCGGCCTTCATGGCTTTGCTTAAAGCGTAGCCGTCAATCCGTTTTGCAATCTTGCGGACAAGGCGCTGGTTCTTCTCGACGGTGCGCTGCGCTTTGGCTGTTACCAGGCGAACGACAGCGCCGCCGATTTTCGTCGGGTCGAGACTGAGGTCGTATGGCCATTCGATAGCCTGGAACGCGCTGCGAAGTATTGTGTTTTCAAACTCCTGCGCGTTGGCGCTTGGGCGGTTGCGGTCTACGACTTCAATCTTACTACCAGAACCGGCGCGGAAGTATCTAATTGCCCCTCCCTCAAGCGACTCCAGGGTTGTCGATAAACTGCCGCTATCAATGGTTTGTTCGATAAAGGCTTCGCTGTCGTCGGCGTATCCGTCCTCGTTGTGTTCGACCAGGGCGATGCTGCTGGCTGCCTTTTGTGCGCTGAGTTCATATTCTCTGAGTTCCTTGACATCCTGCAAGTCGCCAGTAACAGCAGACAGCGGCGAGATGCCGCGGCCTTGGTCCGCCCACTCTGGAAAGAAACAGAGTGCCATATCGCGGGCGCTTACCTTTCGCTCGCCGTCAATCATGTAACTGACAGGCCGCCCCTGCTTGTTGGTGATGACTCCGTTAAATTCATTTGGCCCTTGTGTCCTGCTGGCGATGCGGTGCGCCGGTATTAACTGCACGGCCGGATAACCGCTGCCGGTCTTGGTCAGCAGAACGCCAACGTCGCCGTCGCGCTTGATGGACAGCAGCGCCAAGTAAAGAAACTCTTCAAAGTCGCAGCGGCCTTGAATGTCCATGATGCCGTGGAATTCCTTCAGCCAGGCTTCAGCTTGAGCGCCCCATTCTAAATCCTTCCCGACATACTGCGGAACGAATGGCTGCACAGAATATGTGCATTGTTCCAATAGCGCCCCGCGTACCGGTGCGAAGTTGCCAAACAACCAGCGGCCCGCGCTGACAAGTTGCTGGTGCGTTCCGGTCGGGATTAGCTGTCTGGTGTCTTTATTGAGATAGCGCAGCGGCCGGCGGTGCCGGTTGCTTTGATATTGTGGCTCCCAAAGGGAACCGAGTTTTTTCAAGAATCCTTTAAGCATTGCGGAACTTGGCGTAGGTGCGGGTCGACAAATAACCGTAGGTGGCAGGGTCTTTTTTCTTTAAGGCGAACCGGCATTCGCGCAACACCTGGTCAATCGGCAGCGTAAACTGCTTGGTGGCGTTCCGGCCGCCGATGCCGTATGCCATCAGCGTCTTGCCTTCAGTCAAAAGCGTTTTCGCCTTCGTCTGAATCGTGGTGATTTCGCTGGTTGTGAAATTAAGAAATAAACCTTCCGCCCGCATTTCCTTCCCATGTTAGCGGATGGCTCGTTTTCTCAAGCGAAACAAAAAGCAAGCCGGCCGAGGGAAAGCTACTAAACCTCGACCGGCTCTAGTTATGAGTGAGCGCCCGTTGCGGGCTGTTGTCATGTCCAAACAACCATGCCGGCAGAACCAAAAGCCGGCGAACCGATTGCAAACTAGGTCGGCAAATCGTCAAGCGGTTTCCGCCAGGCATTTGGCCATCATCGCTGCCGCAATCTGCATCCCCTCACAATCCCAAAGGTGATTGGCACGCTTGCCGACGCGGTGCCATTCGTAAACGGTTTGGCCGGCCTTGTCGTGGCGTTCCCTGCGCCGCTCGGAAAACATTTGAAGTTCATACTCGTTGCCAGCATCCGGCGTGACTGTCCAGTTCGCGCCGCGGCCGTCGCGTAGGTTGGCCAGCACGTCCTTGCAAGTTGGGTTCGACCAATGGAACAAAGTCACCGGCCGCACCCTGCCTTGGCTTTTCGTTCCGACGGCTGGGTCGACATAGACGCGGGGAGAGTAAGCGCGGCGAACGGTTTCGCCCTTCACCTTATGCGCGAAGTCCTTGGTCTTGGCGCCCTTTATTGAAGTGAAGCCGAAACGCTTGCAGGCCGCATAAACCTTCTGCGCGTTGTAACCGGAGTCGACGAATGTCAGGTGCGGCTTGACGTTGTACTGCGCCCGCAAGTCCTCGATGCTTTCAAACGTCAACGGCTTCGACCAATGCACAAGCCGGCTCTCGCCGCCGGCAGCCCAAGCGCGGACTACCAAATAAAATAAATCTCGCTGCACGTCGACGGTGGCAAACCGGAACGCTTCGTCGGGCCAAGGCCATTTGTCGTCGTGCGTTGCCAGTTCGCGCAGTTCGTCATCGGTTTCCATCTCTTCTATCCACGGCACGCCAAGCGATTCGGCCTTGAACACTTTAAGCGGAACCGTGGTTCCGACTTTCATGGCTGCCTTGGCCTGCAAAAATTCTTGCACCAAATCACGCCAGGGAACCCATGGCGGCAGGACGGCCGACCAACGAAATGAAACTTTCTCCGACGGCGCCTTCTCATTCGTGGGCCGCCACTTGCCGGAAATGGCGAACGCTTTGCGGACGTCCTGCCGGTCGGTGAAGGTTGCCATGCAATGCGGACACTCGTAGCGGATTGTCTTGGCTAGTTCGTCGAAGTCGTATTCGTCATTTACGAAGGTGACTTCGTTCGTGTCCCATTTGATAAAATCAAAATTCATTTCGTGACGTTCGTCGCATTCGGTACAAAGTACCTCGTAGATTCTTTGGTCGCCGGCAAGGAAAGCACGATGGACGTGGTCGTTTTCGTGGTCAGGTGTTGAGATGACGACTCGCCTGGCGTTCCAAAATGCGCGTGTTCGTTTTATCACCATCTCGTATGCGCCTGGTGGATAGTTCCGCACCTCATCCAGAAACAGCCACCGGATTGGTTTCGATTGCAACTTGCTTTGGCTGTTGGCGCCGTTAATCACCAACGGCATACTGGCAAAATTTATTTCAAGGGTCGTCTTGGCGTGCCGGTCGGTCGGGAATAGTTCGGCAACCGCTTCGCAGTTTTCCAGCGTCGGCATTAGCCTTGTCCTGGCGAATGTCTTGGCTTCGTCCTGCGCGGCCATTACCCACATGGCCGGCCCAGGGTCTTGTGCAATGCACCAGGCCGCCAAGGTTATCACCATTTGGGTTTTGCCGGATTGGGCGCTGCACATGATGGCCAAGTCCTTGCAACGGTTGTCGGCGAAGCATTCCATCGGTTCCTTTGTCCAAGGCGCGATGTTGGCGTCGAATTTGCCAGGAAACGGCGAAGTTTTATCGACGACAATATTCTGCTCGGCCCAGCGCCATGGCGGGTCGGTGCTGCGCGGCGCTATTGCGCGGCGGGCGATTGTTTCGCAAAAGTTTTCTTCCATTTGTCTGATTCTAAAACGCCAAAGGCGTCTGCAATTCCGTCGCGCATTTTGACTTGGATGTCGGCCGCCGTCATTCCTTCCAATATTGGCGGCAGCTCGGATTCCATCTTTGAATAAATCACCGACTTGAATTGTGAAATGATGCGCGTGATTTCCATGGCTATTTCGTCGGTCGAAATATACTGCCGGCGCTCAACCTCGTTTTGGAATTTGAGGCGACGAATTTGTTCCTGCAATAATTCCGCCTTGAGTTCGGTCAGGCTTTTTGTCTCGCCGTTTTTCTCGGCGGCCAGGGTTCCCTTGCTTGCCTGGTGGATGTCGATTCCTTCAGCCAGCAAGTAGTCCGTCACCTCCTGTACGTTGAATCCCTGCGGGGTTGCTTTTGGGAATCCTTCTTTTTTCGACAGCTTTTGCAGGCGTTGTTTTGTGAAGTTGAAAAGCGCGGCCAGCGACGCCTTGGTCTTTACAAATTCCGGCCTTGCTATCTCGGCAAGTTCGGCCTGCTGGTTTAGCATTTCCAACTCGCGGGCCGTCAGCGTTTTGCCTTCGGCCGCTTTCTTGACCAAGTTCTCGATGTTCTTGGCCTGTACCTTCTGAATCTGTTCCGGTGTTAGCTGCATAATTTTGGCTCTCGGCCGGTGGCATCCGCCCAGCGTTGAAGTATCACCGCGACGTAGCCTGGGTTGAGTTCAACGCCATAGCATTTGCGCTTTAAATTTTCGCAGGCAATTAAAGTCGTGCCGCTGCCGAGGAAAGGGTCGAATACAGAACCAGCCGGCAAACCATCTAAAATATCAGTAATAAGTTTGACCGGCTTTTGTGTTGGATGTTGAAAATTTATTGCCGCTTCAATTGGACAATCAAAAACCGCTGACTTTCTTGTTCCCTCCTTTAACTTTCCGCCCCTGTTATAGGCCAGCGCAATTTCAAACGTAGGCGCAAATTGTCCTCTTAGGTCACCCATCGCAGCGAATTTTTTCCAGATTAAAACATTCGTAAGACTGCCGACTTGATTTCCGGCGTTTACCCACTTGTCAATTTTTTGCCACGCACAGAAAAATATAAACCAAGACTTAGTGTTCTCAGCAGCAGGTTTTATCCAATCAATAAAAACATCATTATCGTTATCTAGTTTTGTGAATTTTTGCTTTCTATAGTTTGATTGGTATGAAATGCCGTAGGGCGGGTCTGTCAAAACTATATCTGCCTTACTTTTGCTAATTAGTTTTTTGAATCCGTCAACATTAGCGGAATCCCCACACAACAGCCGGTGGTCGCCTAGTTCCCAAACCTGGCCAAGTTCGGTTTTCCATTTGGCCTGCAATTCTTCCGCCTTATCAATCTGTGGTTCTGCATCCACCTCGGCAGCTTCGGGTTCTGTTGCCGTCAAAATGTCGTCAAGGCTTACCTCGTCAAAGCCGGTCAAATCCAAATCAATCTTGCCCTCCAAATCACGCAGCAGTCCGGCCAGTTCGTTGCTGTTTATTTCGGCCAGTTCCGCAATGCGGTTGTCGGCTATTAGGTGCGCGTGTTCTTCCGCCTCGTTTGCAAAATCTTGGTAGTCAACCGGCACGGCCTCGACGTTTAATAGCTTTGCCGCTGCCAATCTGCCATGGCCGGCAACAATAAAACCGGAACGCTTCGACACGATGACCGGATTCCGCCAGCCTTGGTTTCTTATTATTTTTGACAGTAGCGCAATCTGCTTGTCGCCGTGCTTGTTCGGGTTGCTTGGATGTTCCACCAAATCAACCAAATCAACCGGCCTGTCGTATGAACAGTAGACCGGAATCCCATTTATTTTCGATGCCTTTTCCTTGGCCATATTTAAGTTCTAAAGCGTTTTATTTTTTGCCGCAACCTCACCACTTGAAACACAATCAAAGCCAGCCAGCGCCATCCTGTGCGCTTTACGAGTAAACTCCGTCCGTTTTCCACTCATAGAAAATAAAAAGTTGTGAATGGTCTCC